CTTCGAAAGTTATAAAGACCATGTTTAGCTTTTTTACCATTATACTTCTTGATAAGAATATCAAACTCATTTACACGATCAGAACCTACAACCATAACCACATTAACAAAACCTTCATCATATAATGATTGTAAAGCATCGAATACTGTTTTAATTTTTTTGTTTAACATGATTCGACGTGCATAACGCGGAAACATTTTTCGTGCAATCTTTATCTTATCGTTATACTGTAATGGATTATCTCTACTGTCTTGTGATTGAGACAGATAAACTCGATATTGATTATTACCGGCCATTGTTGCTAGCTTTTCTAGTAATTTACCATGACCAATAGTAGGCGGATTCATTCTACCAAAAGTAAAATAAACTCGCTTTTCTTCTTCAGCTAGAAAAGTTTTAAACGAATAACTCATTAACCCTTTTTTCTCTCAACTTCTTTTTTACGAACATCTTTAAACATACGTTTAGCAAACATATCTATTCTTTTCTTTACAGCAGGAGCAGCCATACGTTTTTCTAGTTCTGCTCTACGGGCAAATGATAACTCACTCTTACCTTTACCTTTAGTAAGTTTCTTAAGAATAAATGTACGAGCTTGTTTACGTGCTCTACTTCTTAATTTTTTAGTGTCAGCCATTTTTCGTTTAGCGCGATCACGGCCAATTTTGATCTTGGCTTTCATTCGCTTAAGCTGTCGGGATTTAGCCATTCGTTGTTGAAGAGTTAATGCTTCAACAGTAGATTTACCATCGTCATCTTGTGGAGCAAAGTGTGGACCACCACTACAATCGTGTGGACAATCAGTCGTTGGCTTACCTTGTTCATCACCACAATCTTTACATATCATTTTTGTAGCTTCGTACATATGTCTCTTACGTTTATATGCACGATAATTTGTAAGCTCATCTTCACCCGGCCGGTATTCAGCCATGTATAAATCTTTAAAGCGCAGCAGTTTTTCTGCCATCGTTAGTTCCTTCCTGGTGTATCCCATCCTTTTAATATATTGGGTGAAAAGTTTGCGTATGAGAACTCCATACGGTCCACAATTTTCACTGCATCACTACCAAGTTTGTCAATTGCTACATATCCTTCTTGGCCCGTAGTTCTAAACCCTCGTTTAGTTTTTAAGAAAGCCCTTACAGACTGTAGCTGATTAAGTATATTTATAAGTTTTAGTTTTGCTAGAATTATAGATCTTTGTAATTCAAAAATATTTTTTAGTGCTGTTTTATTTTTACTTGAAAAGAAATTTAGTATCTCACCGAGTTTTAATCGTTGTGAATCTTTACCTTGATCAGTAGATCTTTTATCAATTTCTTTTTTATACTTCTGTTGAATAAACTTTATAAGAGCATCTACTCTTTTAGCCGGATCAGGTGGCATCGCCTGAGCTCTTACATATGAATTTGTATGTTGCTCAATCAATTGTGTAAGGATTTTATTCTTTTCAAGCTGTCGAAGTGTATTACCTGCAATCTTATTGAATATAAATCCTGCATTCCTTAGGTGTTCATTTACTTCTTCTGTATCTTTTTGTGTCATAGTATATCGAGTTAAATCTCGAAGCATAGCATCTTGTGACCATACATTCTTTGATTTTTTAAATTTAGATATATCTACACCAAAGCTTTGCTTCATTCCTTCGAATGAGTTTCCTGTGTAGCTCGTATGCCACACGATTCCAATCTTTGCTGCCTTAATTTCCCCGGCCATGTCCGTGCCAGCCGGTACTGCATATAAGATTGTATTGGGGTGGAACGTAACATACGATTTATTTTTGATTTTTTGTGTTTTAAGATCCGCTTTACTATACAAAAAATCACCTTGGACTACTCCTTTGATTCCTAACTCGGGTAGATACTGTAGAGCGAGCTTAAGCTTTGTACTGAGATCGCCGCTAGTATCAGCATCAATATCAGCATTACTCTTGTATACTTTGGGAGATTTGTTAAAGATCCCCTTTTTCGCCACGAAGAATCTACCATCACTAGGGTCGATCCCAGCAAACACAGCAGGAGCACCATCCCATTTGACACTAACATTTCCATCATGTACGCCTCCTAGCATATCTCTTAAAGAACGCAATGCCATGATTGCGTCTCTAGTTCCTTTGACTCCACCGTAGACTACCTTATCCTCGATATGAGTCATATGAGTATTCTTTTGTTCTGTTATATATTCATTGAATTTCATGATGCAATAATCTTTGGTTTAATTGTTCCTTGAGTAACAACATCTACAAATATCTGAGAATCTTTTACATTGCCAATATGATATATTTCTCCAACCTGATTCTTAGGAGTTGTATTGATCATCAGTATAAGTGGATTTTTGTTTAAGTATCTGGATGCTGCTTTACGATAAGGTGTTTCCACATCTTTATTCCATTTAGAAGCTAAGCCTTTATCTTTCATTATAGCTTCAATCTGTTTACCATTTACACCGTTTTTTTCATTACCCATTCTTAATTTAGGATCTACTATTGCTCTTAATTCAAATGCAGCTTTTACCATTCTATCCATAGGAACAGTGCCACCTAGTTTAAAATCCTTATAAGCGTTTTGCTTAGCATTGAAATTACCAGCTTTAACTTCATACTTATTACTACCAACAACCAAGTCTACACCGGCAGATGAACCTCCACCTAGGTGTGCTTTGTCAATAAGGAAAAACAATGTAGCTTCACCTGGGCCTACACCTTTTAGATTATAAGTATGAAGAGCTTTAAACTTCGAAGGATTCTCTTGCTTAAGTTTCTTTATAAGTTTATTCAATTCATTTTTTGTAGGTGTACCTTTAATAGTTTTTTCTAAATCAAACTTAGGAAAGAAATGCATATGAAATAGATGTTGTATTTCTGCTTTGTAATCTAAAGTAATAAAGTCATCACCTTTTAAATTAAAAGATGTAACTTTTTGAGCACGTGCCAAAAACTCGGCATTAAGCTTACTTACATTCATCGCCGCCATCTCCTGTATCATATCAAATGTTTTAAATTTAAGCATATAATAATTCCAATCTTGACTTATTATACCCTATTTATACAAGAAAGTAAACAAAAAAAGAGCACCTAAATGCTCTTTTTATTACTTACGACCTAAATACTTAGGTACATTCGCTTCTTTTTTAGCCAACCATTTTTTATACCAAGCTACAATCCATTTCATTTTTTGTACTCAGTATTTCTTTTTCGATCATTGTATTGTTTAATGCCTTGCTGTCGAGCTTTCTCACGATTTTCAGGATATAGATGTTCAAATCCTTTCATGTTCCAGCTTTTAGCCCATGCCGCAGTTTGTTCTATACTATGTGCTTTCATACTGTGCTTCCTCCATTAAGAGGAGTAGAAATAGAATGATCAGTATAATCTCCATCTGATCGATATTCTCTACAAACAGTTTCACGAATCATCTTACCGCTTTTCATTTTATACGTGACTAATTCACGTCTAATTACACCTTGACTCGATAAGTTGTCAAGTGCTGATTTCAAAGGGCCGTCGTTCATTTTACATTTCCTTGTATCGTTTCACCAATTTTGCACAGTCTTTAGGATTATCTATTAATTGACTCTTGACTGCAGATAACCTTTCAAGTCTCATGCGTTCTGCTTTATGTATTTTAATATTACCACTTAAAATATCTATCTCTTTATTAATTGCATCGATACCTTGTGCCATAGCCTTTACATCTCTATCTACACTTCTCATTCGTGTTCTCCACCATTGCCTCGACCAAGTCCACCGAAATATTGTGGAGCTCGTCTGGCTGTTTCAAATGTTCCAACAGTAATTGCAATAGCTGCAAGTAGAATAACATGTCCGATAACACTTACACCAAATGCTGTCCAACTACCAACGATAAACGCAAATACAATACACCACATCCAAGCCAACACTTGCATTACTAAGTGCCGTACTTGAAGATCTGGAATATTACTGAGTGGATTTCGTTTGTCATCCATTACAGCATTCCAACCATTAACTACAAATGTTCTCACTGGATAAACTCCCTTTTCATATGTTACTTTTAGTGGATAGTGAGCATCCACTATGTCTTTAAATTCTATAGCATCGTACTGATCAATAAAATATCGAACTACAGTATGATCTCTAAAGTATCCTTTAACGCGGTACACTTAACCACCACCTAACCAGTTACCAACTACTTCTATAGGACACTTGTCCTGATATTTACACATTTGATATAACTGAGTAGAAGTCTCTATGGCGGTACAACCACTCATAGAGAC